AAACTAATTTATCATAGCCTATAGTTTTGTATAATATTTCATCAAATTCTTTATTGTAGTCTGTTTCAAAAAAGTACAACTCTGGAATTTCGTAACCCTCGGCATTTAAAATATGATATAATTTTCTTCTTTTTCCTAAAAATTCTTCTTCAACATTTCCGTCTGCATAAATTTCACTTCCGGCCAACTTTTCTGCTGAATGTGCTATCTCATGTACGATATCATCAATCATGTCTTTTTCATTAGTTTGTTCATTTGTGGTATATATTGCACCATCTTCATACATGGCATTAATATCTCTTTCTTTTAAAAAAGAAAAATCTCCAATATATATTGAATCTATTAAATAAGCTAAATGAGAAGGTATTCTATTTTCAATAAATTCTAATACATAATCTATATTGAAACCTTCTGGTAGCGGTGCTTGAATATAAACCGTGGTTTTATTAAAAAGTCTTTTTTCTTTATTTTCTTTAATGGCTTTTTTAGAAGAGCGTTCAATTTGCTTATTCATTAACTTCTTCTTTTGGTGTTAAAGCTTCATGTATATATTTTTCGCTTTGTTCCAAATCTAACATGGCCTGTTGATATCCACGTATAAAATTTTCTTCGGCGACTGGAAGTAAAAATTCAGGGAATTCATCTGCTAATGTTTTAATTACCATTTCAACATTCACTTCGCCGTTGTCTGGTTTTTGTTTTTTGCCAACATAATCAACGAGCCATTCTTTCAATTCATTGGTTTTTTCTATTGGCTTTAGTATATCTGGGTTGTTCATTTCCATAAGTATTCCTCCACTGTGTTATTATACAGCTTATATGATTAAAGTTTAAAGAATTTTTGCTGCTAAGGTCGCGACATTGCTTCTTTCGCCCTTTATTAAAGCCATATGTCCTGTAATATCGTGACTTTTAAATTTTTCTATCGCATATGTCAATCCATTTGAAGTCTCATCAACATATACATTATCAATTTGTTCAATATCGCCGGTTAAAATAATCTTTGTGTTTTCTCCAACTCTCGTAATAATTGTTTTAAGCTCGTGAGCGGTTAAATTTTGCGCCTCATCAATAATTATAAATGCATTTGCAATTGAGCGGCCTCTTATATATGTTAAAGCTTCAACCTCTATTATACCTTGTGCGGTGTACATTTGCAAGGTTTCTTTATCATTTCCCATTAAATATTTTAAATTATCTTGTATTGGTGCCAGCCATGGAGTCATTTTTTCTTCTAATGTTCCAGGTAGGTACCCAATATCTTTTCCCAGCGGCTGTATTGGTCTGGAAATAACTAAATGTTTGTATCTACTTTCTGCATTTGTTTCTACTACTTGAGCTAAACCAGCAGCAAGTGCTAATAAGGTTTTACCACTTCCTGCTTTCCCAACTAATGTGACAATTGGAACATCCGGGTCTAACAATAAATTTAAAGCAAAATTTTGCTCTTTATTTCTTGGTCGCACTCCCCATACGCCTTGTTTATATTCTCCGTTTATTCTTCTGAGGGGGTTTGAATAATTATAAAATCTTGCTAGTGCCGTCTTTTTTTCATTTGCGCTTGATACAAGCATTAAAAATTCATTTGGCCAGAGGGAGACATCTTCTTTTTCTATATATATTTGTTCTCCATTGTAAAATTGATCAATTATTTCTTCATCTACCAGATGTGTTTTAAATCCAGTATATAATCGAGTAGTGTCCTTAACGACTTGGTTTAAAATATAATCTTCAGTTAATAGGCTTAATGCATCACACTTAACGCGCATATTAATATCGCGGGAAACAACAATTACTTTTCTTTTAATATTATTTTCTTTTTCTTCTAGCGCTACTGCAATAATTTCATTATCAGCTATAGATAAATCTAAATCTTTTAATGCATAGTTACAATTTTTTACAAAAATTAAACCTTTACCTTTGCCTAATCGAACTCCTTTGCTAAGGCTGCCTTTTTCTCTTAAAGAATCAAATTTGCGTATAATGTTGCGGGCATTTAAACCAACGCTATCTTGACGTTTCTTGTGTGCATCTATTTCTTCTAGGACTTTAAATGGTATAACGACATCACTATTCCCAAAAGATGCAATAGAATTTGCATCAGTTAGGCAGACACTCGTATCTAGAACATAAATTTTCTTCGTCATCAGTGCTCATTTATAAATAGTGTTGCGTCGTCTTTTGTTTTTATTTTTAAAAAAGAACAATTGATTTTTTTTACTCTAGTTATATTAGGAGACTGCTTTTCAATGATTAAAAAATTAATACAATTATTTCTTATCTTAATTCTTATATTTCCTTTTATTTCATGTGGGGTTGGAAACAAACATACTGTTAATCATGTTGCTCCGCGTGAATCTTTTGTTTTTTTAAAAAAGATTCTAACCGTATATCGATGCGATAGTGAAAACAACGCATGCACGTCAATTAATTTTAAATATGTAGCGTCCGGATATATTGTTAAAGTGGTCGATGACGGCTCTTTCGCCGTTACGGCCGCACATGTTTGCGAAAATAAGCTTCCAACAAATATTGAAACAAAAAATGTCTCATCTAAATATTTTGTATATCGTCTAGATGGAAAAGAATATAAGGCTAGTGTTTTAAATTATGATATAGATATTGATGCATGTATGATTTTTATTAAAGGTTTAACAGAAAATATTGAATCTGTTAAAATTTCTAGGCGGGCGCCGGTGCCTGGTGATAAAATTTATAATATTGCGGCGCCATTAGGAATTTATAAACCCAATATCGTACCAATACTTGAGGGAAGGTTTAATGGGGAAGATGGAAATGTTGCACTTTATACATTGCCGGCAGCACCTGGAAGTTCCGGTTCTATGATTGTAAATGAGAAAGGAGAATTGGTTGGGATGGTTCATTCTGTTTTTATTCGCTTCCCGGTGATGACATTATCAACAACATATGATGACTTAAAAAACTTTATCGAATATAATTTAAAAAAATATATGGCATATAAAAAAGTAATGCATGTATTAAATTTAAAAAATGTTTTTGAACCCTAGCGGCTCCAAATTAATCTTCCAGTTTTAGCTCGAACTTCTTTTAAAGTTTGTTTGGCGCTCAATGCGGGAATTATGCGCTCTGCAATTAAGTGATATTGTATTTCTTTATCTGTGAATTTATTAACTGCTTCACAAAATTTCTTTACTTTTTCGTGTATTATGTCAATATCATCGATAAAACCAACTGTATATCTTCCTACTAGGGCGACTTTGCCAGAAACCTTTAATTCTACTGTTAAATGTTGAGAATCTATTGGCCGCGTGGCTTCAATTATTATATCCCTTGGGTCACATACATAGCTTACATATCCAATTGATCGTTTTTTTGTTTTTCTTCTCATGGTTTAAATATTTTGAAATAAAAATTTGTCGAAGGTTTTCATATAATTAGTATAAGTATTTCCATGGAGGCCATATAAAGTTGCAGCAATGCTGCTTAGTAGTGAATTTCCATCTTGCGGAGTAAAACAAAAACCAGTTATGCGCGTGGATCCGTTCAAAAGATGGACAGAAATGGAAGGCTCTGAAACCACTGTTTGGTTGAATATTCTTCCATAGTAACCATGGTCCCTCCCAAATGAAAATACCTTATTAGCTAATTGTTTTTCTGTTAAAGAGACAAATTTATTTTCTTTTAATCTCTGCAAGACTCTCTCTTTAGATAAGAATCCTTTGACTTCCATATTAAAACGTACAACGTGCATGTATTGGCTATTAACTTTTAAAGCGCTTGAATATATGTTTATAAACTCGTTGCGCGTTCTAAATAAATCATACACGTCGCGTGCGTGATGTGTGCCAAATTGTGAATCATTGTGCTTTCCAACGTACGGTGACGCAATAAAAGAGCCTTCCTGGCTTATATCATTGGCTCTTCGAATACATGTAAAGTCTGAACTGATAATATCATTTGTACTGGGAGATAATGTGCGAATAATACACGCAATATTATGGGTATTGCAACTAACAACTTGAATAAAATTTGTTTTTTCATTGAGTACTTCGTCGTTAATCCCGTAAGCATACGGCACTCCGAAGCCTTTTTCGCTACCTTGCGCAATAAATGTTCTTTTTTTATCGTCAAGTTTAATCGATGATAAATAATATAATTCTTTGTTTTCATTGCCTGCGGGGGTGCAATCAATAACCACATCTGCTTTTTTTAATGCCTCTTCGTATGTGCAAGTAACATTGTGACCCATATTTTCAAATTTCTTTTTTCTTACTGGAGACGTGACTAATTTGGCGCCACGTTTTATTAAGCTTTCAACTTTTGCTACTTCATCTGCTAGAGGGGTACGCTTATTGAAATAAACATCAATATTTAATTTATTTTTGAAATCTGACAACAAGCCAATTAAAGGTTCGCCAATTGTGCCAGTGCCAATTATTAATATATTTTTTTTCAACGAAGGGCCTTTACTTCACCGGGGAGGATAAATTCTAATTTTTTATTTTTATTT